AGAAGTAAACGATAGCAAAGAATCTAATGGAGTAATCCATAAAGGTATTGCTAAAAGATACTTCTCTAAAGTATTTACCATCGCTGATGATGTAGAAATCAAAGGTGCTGAGTTAAAAGATGGATTACTGAAAGTTTCTTTAAACAAGATTCTTCCAGAATCTAAAAAATCTAGATCAATCGAAGTTAAATAATCTTTAACAATCAACAACATGAGTAGGGCGCTCTGCGCCCTACTTATAAATAATATGATGAAAATACACTAAAAACCTGAGAATTTAAAAAGCTACAATAACCAAGCTCTTAGGTCTTCTTCTCCTAAAGTTTTAGCTGCTATTTGTCCTTTGTTTACAAGAGACTTCATTATAGCTTCATCAAGAGTATTTTTTGCCACTATATCAATATATAACACGGATTCTTTTTGTCCCATTCTATGGGCTCTATCCTCAGATTGCATACGAACTTCTAGGTTGTAACTATTTGAATAGTAAATAACTGTAGTACATGCAGTTAAAGTTAATCCAAAACCTCCGGTGGTTGGGTTACCCACTAAAAATCTCGTTTTTGAATCTGTCTGAATTCTATTAACAGCATCTTTTCTATCCATCACACTGACTTCTCCAAAAATACAGACGGTTGATTCGGGCCCATACTTATTTATAAGAAAGTTTTTAATTTCATGAATATTATATAAATAATTAGCCCAAATAATTACTTTACCACCTGTCTCCTCAAGAATTTCATCTAATGTATTTAATTTTTGTTTATGTAATCCAATTATTTTACCCTCATCATCTTTAGTAAACCCATTGCACACCTGGTGTAATTTAACAATTTCTGTTAATTTATTGGAAAAAGAAATAGTGCTATCTTCTACAATAGCTAAAGCACTATGCCTTAATCTATCATATATTTTTTTATGTTCTCCTTCTAATTCAATATATCTTTTTTGACGAATCTTAGGTTTAAGATCTAAGCATTGGTCTTTTCTTATTCTAGTTGAAAAGAATTTTAATTTGGTTTCTAGTTCTTCTAACCTTTTGTAGTATTTTGGAACACTAATAAAACGACCAGAGCCTACTGGTATATCAGTCATTTCTGCATATCTATTTCTAAAAGCTAAGTAACTACCAAACCCTAATAATTCTGGACTTAAAAACTGACATTGTGTATATAAATCCAATGGAGATTTTGTTATTGGCGATCCTGTTAGGATACGCCTTATATGCGACAGTTGTCTTAATCCTAAAATGTTCTTTGTTCTTTTTGCTGATTTATTTTTTATGGTGGTTGATTCATCCAGTACTACAAAATTTAGCTTATTTTTAGTTAAAAAATCTACGCAACCATTAAATCCTCTTTTAGTTGATAAAGCCTCAACGTTAATTAGAAAGATTCTAAGATCCTTATATTCATTAAGTTTATAGTATTCACCAGGTTTATCTAAATTCCATTTATATATTTTATATTTTAATTGGTCTGGAAAATGAGTTTCTATCTCAGTTTCCCATACTGTATATACCGATTTAGGTGCAATGATTAATGTAGAGGTTATTTTTCTTTGAAAAAATAAATATGCAATATTGTCAAGAGTAACTTTTGTTTTACCCGTACCCATTTCCATGAAATAAGCCCATTGAACTTTTTCGGCTGATTGATTTAAAGCATCCCTCTGGTGCTGGTATGGCTTAGTCTTATACGGATATTTCCACATCAGAAAAAATATATAATTTTTTTATTGCAAATATCAAGAAGATAATTTAAGAGATCTCTAGGAGGAAAATATGGATATAGAAAAAATGTCATCCATTGACATTGATCAAGATAAAGTAAAATCAATATCTGATAAATGTCACCAACTCAATGAACTCCAACAGCAACTAAAGGAAAAAGAAGAAATTCTTTCAAAACTTAAATTTAAAATTAAAGATTTTGAAGAACGAATCATTCCCGAAATGATGCAGGAAGCAGGTGTATCTAAAATTAAATTAAAAGATGGCACCGAAGTAGAAGTTAAACCTTTCTACGCAGCAAAAATTCCTGAGTCACGTGTTGAAGAAGCTTTTGGCTGGTTAAGAAGCGAAGGCTTTGAGGACTTGATTAAAAATACTGTGACTGCTTCGTTTGGTCGTGGGCAAGATAATCAAGTTTCTGAACTTATAGGTGTCTGTGAAAAATTTGGTTTCAATTATAATAAAAAAGAAAAAGTTGAACCAATGACTTTAAAGGCATTTGTAAAAGAACAAGTTGAAGGTGGTAAGAAATTACCATTTGATTTGTTTGGGGTATATATTGCAAATAAAACGAAAATAACAAATAACAAATAAGGAGTATAACGTGACGATAAAAGACGGACAATCGAACGAAGTAGCGATTAAAAAAGAAGGTCAGTTAGCTGGTTTAAATATTGAACAGTTTGCTGATGCAGGATTTGAGAATGTGGACTCTAAGAGTTTAGCATTACCTTTCCTTAAAGTGCTTGGACAATTATCACCACAAGTAACACAAGGTGATAGTAACTTTATGCCACAGGCCAGAGCAGGTATGATCTATAACACGGTTACAGATGAACTGTATGATGGTCAAAAAGGTATATCAGTTATTCCATGCTTTTATAAGTTGGAGTACATTGAGTGGAAAGACAGAGAAAAAGGTGCTGTCGCTCCCGTAAATGTATACACTAGCGACTCAGACATCATGAGTAAAACTACAAGAGGTGAGGACGGTAAGGATAGATTACCAAATGGTAATTATATTGAAGAAACTGCGTCTCATTATGTTGTAATTGTTGAACCAGAAAAAACTTCAACAGCCTTAATTGCCATGAAATCTACTCAAAGAAAAAAATCTAAGAAGTGGAATTCAATGATGATGTCCTTACGACAGAAAAGAAAAAATGGTCAAGGTTTTTTCAAACCTGCTCCATTTACTCAACAGTACACTATGAAAACTGTATTAGAAAAAAATAATTTAGGTTCATGGTTTGGTTGGGAGATCGAGTATCAAGGCCCTGTCGGTAACGAGGAGGTCATGAAATCAGCTTTTGATTTTTATGAAAGCTGTAAAAAAGGTTCTGTGAGAGTGAATCATAACAAAGAAGAACAAGCGCCCAAGACTCCATTCTAATTTATGGACGTACTTGACAAGACCCTGGGGGAGTTTGTACAACTCTTCCAGGGGTCCACTACATATTTTGGTGTTTCCAAACCTACAGGAAAGAAAAATTCTAAAGGTAAGGCAGAATTCAAACATTGGGTTGAACCTTCTCCAATGACAAAAAAGCATTGGGTGGAACACTTAAAAGGAGAAGCTTACTATGGGTCAGTTCCCATTAGAGACGATAATACATGTAGTTGGGGGGTCATTGATGTTGATCGTTATAATATACGCCATCAAGACCTTATATCCATTATTCGTAAAAGAAAATACCCGCTCGTCCCATTCAGATCAAAATCCAACGGACTCCATTTAATTTTATTCATTGACGGTGTTGTTCCAGCATCTGCTATGCGTAAAAAATTAATTGAGATTGCATCTGACCTTGGAATTAATGACACCACTACCGATATATTTCCTGCACAAGACGAAGTTGATTTAAGTCCTGAAGATTGGGAGAAGAAAAGAAAAGGTAATTTTGTAAATCTACCTTATCAAAAAGCACACATGACAACTAGAGTTGCTATGGATGATAAAAGTAATTCTATAAAATTAGAAAACTTATTTGAGTTTATTAAAAAATTTAGACTTACTCCCGCTGAATTTAAAAAAATTAAAATATTTAAAGACGATGAAACTAAAGACTATCCGCCTTGCGTAGTTAATTTTATGAAAAATAAAGTTCAAAAAGGTGAAGGTCGTAATGATGCTATGTTTAATGTAGCTGTATTAGCCAAAAAAATTAATCCCGATCCTGTTATGTATGAAGAATGGACTAGAGAAATAATGCCTAAAGTTTGTTCGGAAAAACTCCACCCGAAGGAGTTACAAAATATATTTAGAGGTGTGGAAAATAAAGAATATGCTTACAAATGTAAAACCTCTATTGCTAGAATGCATTGTGTATCTTCAGAGTGTATTAAACGAAAGCTTGGAATTGGTGCTAACGAAGCTTTACCTGAAGTTGGAAAACTTCTTAAAGTTAATTCGTACCCGGAGCCTTATTGGATATTACCTATTCAAGGTAAATCAATTAGATTATCAACTAAACAATTATATCAACAACAATTATTAGGTGAGCAACTTTTAAACTATGACATTGTTTGGAGACCCTTAAAACCAACTAAAAGAGATCCAGATCCTTATAGAGATTGGTTGGAAGAATTAATTGAAAACAAACAAGATATGGAAGGATTTGATGCGGTTGAAGAAAGAGACGATGTATTCAACAATAGGATGGCAAGATTTTTAGAAGATGTTGAAGACACCACTGAATTTGATCAAATAGATTCTGATAATATATGGCGGGATGATTCTGAAATGAGATTTAAACTAGAGACATTTAGATCTTTTATGAAAAAACTAGGATATAATTGGAATGAAAAAGAGTGTACAAGATTTTTAGAACAAGGTGGAGCAAAGCCAAAGAAAAAATTTCAAGGCATAGATAGTAGACATTGGTTGGTGGCTCTACCAAAACAAATGGAGCATAAAAACAAAGATGTCAAGTTCGCTAAGCCAAAAGCTGCGTGGGAAGACAATTAAAATATTTGGACCCCCAGGTACAGGTAAGACTGAAAATTTATTAAAACGTGTTCAACGTTATTTAAAAAAAGGATATTCACCCGATGAAATATGTTACATATCATTTACTAATAAAGCTGTGGACGAATGCGTTAGTAGAGTTAGAAAAAAATTTAAAGAATATAATGAGGATGATTTTAAATATTTTAGAACATTACACTCTTTGGCAAGACAACAATTTGCCGAAATCCCAGTCTTAGATCCTAAAGCAGACCTTCTGATGTTCCACACTCAATATGGAACTGTAAAAATTAATTATAAAGATAATTATGATGATGCTAAAGTTTATAACAATTGGTCACTACAAATTTATGATAGATCTAGAAATATGAAGGTTGATCCTGTGTGGTTGTATAAACAGCAACCTAGAAAAGCTGTAAGACTTCAGCAGTTTAAATCCATTGTTGCTGGTTACGAACAATTTAAAACAATGGAAGCGCCTACAGGACAACGGACACCGGACAAATTAGACTTTACAGATATGATTGAAAGATACATTACAAATGGTTTAGTGATTCCTTTTAAAGTGTTAATGGTAGATGAAGCTCAAGATCTTACTCCTTTACAGTGGGACATGGTAGTTAAGATAGCTAAGCACGTAGACAGAATTTATATAGCGGGGGATGATGATCAAGCTATTTATGAATGGAACGGTGCTGACGTAACCCTGTTCCAAAAGTTTCCAGGCAAATCATTAGTTTTAAAAAACTCAGTAAGACTTAACAAAAATATACATTTATTTTCTAAAGGTCTTTTAAATAGTATGGGAAATAACCGTGTTCAAAAAGAGTTTTATTCAAACCAAAAAGAAGGTAGCGTTCATAAATGGAATTCTTTAAAAAAAGTTCCTTGGGATATGGAAGGTAGTTGGATGGTGTTAGCTAGAATTAATGACGTAAAAAAAGAACTCCAGCAGGAGGCACGTAACCTGTCTTTATATTATCAAGATGTAAAAGGTAATAAATCATTTGATCCTGGGCAATTTTTAGCTATTGAATATTGGAATAAGATTTGTGAAGGAGGTTCTATTACTAGAGAAGAAGCTTGCATAATGTACGAGTATTTATTAAATATAGACCATGGATACCGGACACATGATAGTAAAAAATGGAGTTTTGCACATCCTAATCAAATGTTTACATTTGAAGAATTACATTTAAGGTGTGGTATGCGTGATGAAAAAGGTCCATGGAATCAAGTATTTAAAAGAAAATTTAAAGATAAAGACAAACAATATTTTGCTAAATTAACGAAAGAAGGTGTAGATCTTACGCAACCACCTAAAATTACTATTGATACGATACATCAAGTTAAAGGTGGGGAAGCTGACAATGTAGTCTTAGCCAGTAAATGTAATTTTCCTTCACATTTTGAAAAGAAAAATCTAGAGGAAAAAGTTAAAGAGCTGAGAGTCTGGTACACAGGTGCCACAAGATCTAAGCAAACTCTTCATTTATTAGGCACCTATCATCAATATAATTTTCCATTAGGAAAATATTTTAAACAATATGAGGCGAACTATGACCAATAAAGATATGTTTAATGATGCCTTCCCGCAGGAGAAGCAGGTGGGAGGAAGCCACTATAAACATTTTACAATTCAACCATACGAATTTATTTCGAAAAATAATTTATCTTTTTTTCAAGGATGTGTTGTGAAATACGTTTGTAGGTATTTATATAAAAATAAAGTAGAAGACTTACAAAAAATAATTCATTACTGTGAATTAGAAATTCT